GCATGCTAGCATCTGTGACATCGTCTATCGATGCCTCTATGCTGTCTACTCCAGCTGATGATATGTCCGGTGCGCTGATGCCGTCCAGTGCAGCGTCTAGGCCACGCACTGACCCAGATGCCATGATAGCCTCCGAGCCGATGCGATTGATGCTGCGAGCCGGTCCTACAGCAGTGGCGCCATTGAGCGAGCGCATCACCTGCGATATATGCTGTAGAGACGCAGCTACGCGGTCCACACTAGCGGTGGCCTTGTCTATTATTTCGAGGCTGAAATCAAGGCCTTTTGCCATTTAATTACCGCTTTTTGCTGTGAGCTTTATGCCAATTTTCTGACCATTTTAGCATCACCTGGATGAATTGCGCAACTACAATGGCGCTGGCATACTCGTCGTCATCTGGAGCTGAGTCGTCACCTCTGAGCAGAGACGCGAGTCCTATTGCTAGGCCCTGCGCGTCATGCTCCCTCAGCTCCTTTACGCGTTTCCCAAACGCTGGATACCTGACCCAGCCAGCTCCTGGGCATCGCCTACAACAATCGTCATCAGTGCAGGCAGGTCGTCGTATATCTTGCGAGCCCGCTCCCTGTCTGGGTACGCAGTGCAGGCTAGCGCGTAGTTGCGCATCGCTTGCCCCTTGTCCCCTTTGGTCTTAGTTAGCTCGTTAGTCAGGCGCTTATATTCCAAAAATCCGGCCTTTGGCTTGGCGACCACGAGGACTCCACCATCGATAGCTGAGTCCACATACAGATAGCATCTACCGTCGTGTGCGTCGTAGATGTCGCCGAGCTCAGGCTGGATTTCTTTTGGGATATTTTCTAAAAATTCATCTCTAGTCATAGGATACTCCCTTTCTCTATTGGTTACTTGAGGTTTCTAGTCTGGTCAAATGGGTGCTTGCCGTTCCAATAAATCACATCTCCAATCTCCATGTCGCAGGAGATAGTGAGCGCGTCTGCGCCCTCGCTGTGACTAGCATCGCGAGTGCTAAATTGCACGAATTTAAGTGTATCTACGACAACCTCCTGGTCTTGGTATGCGTATGCAATGCTCACTGAGCACTTCAGTTCATAGAATGCCTTGCCGGCCGCCTCAGCAGCCGCTTGGAGCGCATCGTAGACCTCACGATACATAGTGATGGAGCCCTCTGCCTCGTACTGACCCTCTGTCATAGCGACAGGGGATCGGCTCGCACCATACAGCTTCTCACGAGACATGGAGTCAGAGTAGCTGGCCTCAGTGAAACCCTCTATGACATTGATGCTGTTGCCGCTTGCGTCATCGATTATCTCGACGCTCAGGTTACTGAATTGGTATGCTTTCCCGTTAATTACAGCCATTACAAGCTCCTAGCGAACCCGACTTGGGTGATGAATTGCTCGACCGCTGGTCTGCCGACGACTGCTAGCGAGCTCTGGATGGTATTAGTGTTGAGGAAATCATTGAGCCGGTTGACATTGTATGAGAGTCCAGATACATGTGACCGGTCACCCTCCACAGTAACCGGGTCGATTAGCGCAATGCCTACCTGGCTGCGCACTGCTGACTCTACCCTAGCCGCAGACGCATCGGTGATGCGACGAGTCCCGTCTGTCTTTGCCTTGAGGGACGACAAAGTCCATGTCCCCTGCGCCGAATACACGACTCGCGCGCCTCTGTCGATGACTCTGCCAGATGGCCACAGCCTATAATCAGAGCCAGTCGGCGCTGCTACCAGGTCTAGAGTGACGTAAAACCCAGCCTCTCCGCGATAGCTTCGGAATGTAGTTACCTTGTCGGAATCACCAAATTGTCCGCTGCGGTCCTCGTCGTAGCTGATAGCAGTCACGCCTCTGAGAGAGCCTGAACGCCTGCGTCCGAGTGACTCTGATAGGTCAGCTGTGGCGGCACGCTCAGCTATAGATATGACACCAGGTAGCGACGGTGAGCCCCAGCCTGGGATTGGCACCTGAGTTGTCACAGTGACATAGCCGTATGACGCTAGCAGCCTAGCGTCGGACCACGTCAGTCTAGATGTCTTGACATTTGCTGGAGTATCGCCTGACCCTGCATCTATGATGCCACGTGCGTAGTATGTATTGGCCTCTAGGTTGCTCATCACTGTCGATGCAGCACCAGCAGCAGTGGCTGCGTCAGAAGCATCAGCGTAGCTGCCAGAGAATGCTACGAGCTCGATGTAGTCGGTGCCAATCTGTGCGTCTAAAGCAGCAAATGCAGTGGACAGGTCGCTAGTAGTATAGTGCGGAGCCGTGCACTCAAATGTGTGAGTGTCTCCATCCTCCCATATCGCTGGTCCAGCCCCGTCAGTCCATGTCAGCGTCAGGCCTGAGTTGGTCACCAGGCTAGTCCCACCATCCGCTGGGATGACTCTATCGCCAGTGTACGTCTTGCCGCCGTCTAGCGAGTAGCGGTAGGTAGTAGACGAAGTAATCTCTACTATGACATCATAGGCGTCATTTGGCGTGCCGCTCACCGCTACTGTGCCAGTAGATGACCCGATAGCTGTCTTAGTGACAGAGCCAGCCACTCCAGCAGTGGACGCCGCAGTCTTGAGTACTGATACGCCACCGGCTGCCTGCACTACAGCAGCAGCCACCTCGACAGCAGGACCGTATCCAAGCGTGCTGATGATGTCTTGCACATTCGAAAATTTGTATAGCGTGTCATCGGTGCCGGATGAGCTCACTCCGACGACCAGCATGTTGTCAGCTGGTGGCGCAGAGAACCCGACATTCCCGTCCGGAAATGTAATAGTCTGACCTGGTGGATATGCCATTATTTGCTCCTACGTGCTGCCAGCTGTGGTGATACAGCTGGTCCGTGTGGCGTGTATTTGCCTAGTTTGTTGGGTGTTACTGCTGCATTAAGTGCAGCCACATAATCGTCCTCAGTGAGCTGTAGTGGCACTCCAGTCACTGACTCCTCGTAGTGCCACCCATGCAGAGCTGACGCTGCTGAGTGCTCCACGGAATAGATGTCTAGAGGCCTGCCTCGCTCGATGGCACGCTGCGGTGACCTCACTAGCCCGCGCTCACGAGCCAGCTGCGTGACCGGCTTTGTCACCTTTGGCGTCAACTTTACTTCCTTTTTTTCAGTCTTATCCATAGCTATATCCTGTGTCAAAGTCATTGACTACCACGTCTGTGGTGCCCTGCTCTGGCTCAATCGGAGTGGCCACTGCCGTCTCCGTGTAATCTAGCGTGTCCCTAGTGACTGGGACGATTATGTCCACATTTGCTGTGAGGCCCTGGGACCGCATAGCGACCTCTGGGTGGGCCTGCGTAACAAATAGACCATTGCCCCATGATATGTCAAATTGGCGCGCTGACTTGGCTCCAAATGCAGAGTTGATTAAATTGAAGAATAACCCACGCACGTCTGCTACTGTATTGCCCCTCACTTCGACGTGCCATGTCGAGCTATATAGGTACTCGGCGCGTATGCCGCCATGGGCAGGCTCGATCGTGAATCGACCTGACTCTCGCCAGACAATAGGCGGCACAGCCTGCAGCTCGGATTTGATGCCGTCGAGTGAATACCCTATAGATACAGGCGTCCCGCCGACCGACATGCGCCTGTCTAGCTCTGCATGTATGGCCGCTATGGTGTCATGTACGATGTCAGACATCTAGCTCTGCCTCCAGCCACTCTGCCGCCATGTCGGACAGTGCCTCAGCCCAGTCGTCTGGCATGCCACCAGTCTCATCGGGTACCATCTTGCGAGGTGGGACTCCGTCTACAGACTGTGCATAGTACCATCTTCCGCCGTACTGCCACGCTAGCATATCAGCATTTACCGGCTCGATTGGCTGCCCCGATGGACCGTAGATGCCAGTCCCAAATTGGTGGTATTCAGCGTATTCCGTGGCGTTTCGTAGGCTAAATTCTCTCGCAGTAGACTTGCCTCTAGTCCATCCGGTGCGCAGCGCGGCTGTCCGTCCAGATAGCACAGGCTTGCCGTTATCGAATATCTTGCCCGGCCATTTCTTGCCGTATGGGTCTTTTTGTCTCTTAAATCCCTCGCGGACCAGGAACAGAGCCTCCTCTTGGAGGTTAGCGACCAGGTCTTTCCGTCGCTTACCTAGACCCTGCACTTTCTTGTAAAACGCCTTAAAAATAGGGCTAGCGTACACTTTTACTGTAATCATCACCAGCCCCTAGGAGTGGATGTGTAGACACGTGCAGCTCCCTCATGGATGACTGTATCGTCTACATCGCCGAGCGATGCCCTACCTGCGCTGATATCTTTAAGCCACTCGAGAGTCTTTTCGCATCTGGCCTTGTAGCCAGCGTCGTACTCCTCAGGCTTGTAGCCTAGCGTCTGTAAGATGTCACAAGCAGCTAGATTTACAGTTGCTTTTCTGATCGACTCTGGCACCGTAGTGAGCGGCACCGAGTATCGCCCTCTGAGGTAGCTGTCTACCACAGAGGACGACTCTGCCAGATATGCAGTGACCTGCGCAGTCGTCAGCTGGCCTACTATCTGAGCGGATAGCCCAGTATTAGTCAGGTCAGTCTCGGTTGCGTAGGCCACTCTACTACTCCTCAGCCTTGTGAACTAGCATCTGTACAGCTAGGTCCACGGTGGCCTCACGCACCGACTCTGGTACCTGGCGACGCGCCATGAGGTAGATGTCTACCATCTGAGCGGTCGTCAGCTGGCCTACTGTCTGAGCAGATAGTAAGCCAGCATTAGCCAGTTCAGTTTCGGTTACGTATGCCACTATAATTACGCGATGCAGCGCGCCATGAGGAACCAAGGGCCATAGCCAGCAGCTACGCGGGCGTCGACGCCATAGACAAATTGCCTTTCGAAGAAGACATTATCGTCGCTGGGGTTGGTTTTCATCTGCATCTGTGGTGCCTGTCGCACTTGGTATACGATAGGCTTGACGGCGCTGCTGAGCTGCGCGAGGTACCACACAGTCGGCTGATTCGCTAACTCTGGGGCTACGATTACATTGGCATAGCCCTTGAGCATATTTGACGCTCCAGCAGCATTGCGTTCTGCTTTGACGATTTCGTCGGCCTCATAGCGAAGCTGTGGCGGCACGATGAGCGTGTCAGGCATGACGCCTAGAGGCTCTCCGTTATAGCCAGTGTAGCTCGCCATGGCAGCAAAAGTCGTGTCGAAATTTGCAGCAGTGAGTGCCGTCGAAGTGAATAGATTGCTCTGATTACCGCTTGCGTCGAGGTCGTGAGTAGTGGCAAAAAATGCTACACCGTCAAACCCAAGAGCAGTAGTGCCATCCTGGATAGCCGCAGTGATACGGTCATCGCGGAGCTTGCGCGCGCTCTCACCCATCATGCGGATGCGTGGAGTGTAGACACCTAGGTTGTCATCTTCAATGTCATTGCGGTCTACGCCTACAGTGAGCTCCCATGACTTATTTTCAAGTGTATACACTTGCTCAGACATGTTGCGGATTTGACGCGGTCCGATCCACTCACGCATGCGTGGCAGCTCATTCATCCACCCGTAGACGTTGGAGCGAGTGCTCGACGGAACGTCCATCGCGACAGGGCCAGCCCAGTCAGGCGACTGAGTGAATGCCTCTTGGTAGACTGCGCTGAATGATTTTCGCAGCCCATCTAATGTTGCTTTTGTAACTAGCATTATAAGTCTCCTATTAGGTCAGCGGGCTAATCGCAACCCACACTCCATCAGATGCGACGCCGGCTACCTTGCCAGCGACTGAGCGTGTAGACGTGCCGTCGGTCTTAGCCACGGTCTGGTCGTCTACGATATAGCAGTCTGAGCCTATCTCAGCTGTAGTGATTTCGTCGGTAGTGGCTGAGTTTTCGAACTTAAACACGCCACTGCGGACCTTCGGGTAGACCTCAGCAGATGCATCTACAGTGTAGCGCTCCTCGCATCTACCGATAGCGATTAGTGTGGTGCTAGTGGCGCCAGGCTTGATGCGCCCGTCAGCTGTGTCTACCGCCAATAGCGAGCCAACATAGAACTCGTCAGACTGCACTGCTCGGTATGGCCCCTGCAGTTGCGCGATTGCCGACGCAAGCTCCTCGACGTCCTTATTTGCTGCTAGTGCTGCCATTATACAGTCTCCTCAATGCTAGAGAGCTCAACTCCAAGTTGCTTGGCGACTGCTATCTCTTCATCTGTTAGTTTCTTGTTTTTGAGCGTTTCATTCGAAGCGACAACAGTAGTGTCAGTCGCGAGATGAGATGCCGACCAGCTGTCTGCGAGCTGCTGTACCTGCTCGATGCTGCCGAGCGACCTAGCGAAATCGTGCATGCTAGGCGGGAGCTTGCCGCTCGTGCTGAGCTCTACGATGGTCTTGTCGATTTCAGCGCCGTGCTTATAGTCTGCTAGCTGCTGCTCTGCTGCGTCCTTGCCCTCTTGCAGCTTGACGATTTGGTGGATGATGTCTTGCGTATTTTCAGCGCCAGTCAGCTCCAGGAGCTGAGTGTTGAGCGTCTTGAGTTTGGACGCCAAGCTAACGCCAGCCTCCTCACTGTCTACGCCCAGCGCTACTAGTATGTCGTCACTCATATGAGTCACTCCTTCGTCATGAGCCACTATTGGCTCCTGTTGATAGCTGGCGGGCGTATTGGTTAGCGCTACCGCCAAAATTGCATTTATCCTTTTTTTTGAGTCGATTAGGATTGTCGGCGAGAAGAACCGGAACTCCCGAGCGGTGAGTGCCTTGATGGCATACTCACCCCACTCTATATCTACAGCGTAGATGCCATCATCACGCAGGTCTAGACGGTACCACGCTACAGCCTTCTGGCCATCTGGTCCAGACTCAGGCTTAAACATCATATGGTTGATATCAAATGGCTGCTTGTCAGTGGCGCCTGCTAAGTGCTTCTCAATAGCCTTGCGGGACACCTCATCATAGATGAATGTCCCCTTCCTAGTGCGGTTAGGTCCACGCGCGAATAGACGCAGCTCAGTAGGCAGCTCTCCGCTGTCGAGCAGGTGGATAGCAGTCAGACCAGACTGTAGCGTGGTCATACGAGCGCCTGATACTCCTTGAGTCGAGCAGAGATGGCCTCTTTCTCGTCGGTCGAGAATTGCTTGCTTCTGAGCTGGGACTGCATCTTAGCTACGACTGCAACGAACGTCTTATTTGGCAGCTTTGCTGGCTCTACGTCGATGCTCGCCTGCTTAGGCTGCTGCTTTGTCGGTGATTTCTTGGATTCCATGATGTTATCCTATTGACAATATTGTTTGGTTAATAACATGCCAGGACGCACGTGTCAAATACAGCGCTCCTAGGCATGGGTGACTATCTATCTGCAACGAGCTCGCCAGTGTCCATGTCAAACACCAATAGCGGCTGCTCTACGAGCTCATCCTCTGCGAGTAGCTCGTCCTCGATCGGCTCCAGCTCATCCTCAGGCATCGCGACCTCTCCCTAGGTATTTCTTTATTTTCTCCCACTCGGGGGAGCCTACGTCTGCATAGAACCCGCGTATCATGCGGCCAGAGCCAGTGAGCAAGAACTCCTTGCCCCACCTGCGCCCGTCTCTAGTCGCGAATAGCGAGATGTCCTGCACAGTGCGCAGCCTCGACACAGCCTTGCCAGCTGCGTCCTTGCCCCAGCCTTTTTTTACTAGCCATTTTTGCATGCGTTTTTTCAAACGCTCAGTCTCAGCCAGTGGCAGCTCAAACCCAGCGCGAGCCCAGACGTATCTGCCTGCCCACGATGCATCTAGCTCCACTCTATCGATGCCCATGGCCTCATACGCTGCCATCTGTGAGAGTATCACTCGGCTGCCTATGCCTTTGCCCTGTAGGCTACGCTTGAGAGTAAACAGCATGTTTTTTGCTACTATCCCGCCGCCAGGCCTAGTCTTATATGTCCTTATTACGTTAGCCAGCTGCCGACCCGTGACATCGAAATATTGGGCCTGCCCGACTAGCAGGTCGCCTCTGGCGCCAGCTGAGTATATGGACCTGTCTACCCTAGCCCCTGGCAGGTCTAAGACATCAGCTGCTAGTAGCCTGTCCATCTCGGCAGGCGTCAGACGGCGGCCAAACACGTCATCCATCTTTTGTGGTGCTGCGTCGTCCACGAAATACCCAGCCTCGCGATAGTCGTCCACGCTAGCAGGTGCAGGCGGCCTCACAGGCAAGTCTGGTACTATATCGTCGACCTCATCTATGTCTGGCTCCCACTCGTCTTGGTACTTACCCCAGCCTTTTTGAGCTCTGTCACCTGGGCCGTCACTAGGGGTGATTATACCTGCACGCTCTGCTGCTCTGCGTGTCAGCGACTGGATGCTAGATTGACACCTGTGGTGCAGTGGAGGTTGCAGTCCGAGCTTGGCGAACTCCTCTATCTCCATGACCTTGTCATTCCAACTTGTACACACAGGTGTTGGGTCTGGAGTTGGGCGCACAGCGTCAAACCTGCCATATGGACGCAGTTTTTTCACTGCCGGCGATGTCTGCTGATGCCAGCGAGCCTCGTTGTAGCTGCGCATTATCCAGTTGCGTACAGTCGTCTCGACACGCGGAGCATCCTCCCCGCCCCATGCTCTCGTCAGATTGGGGCCAACCTCATCACGCCATTTCTCAAACGGTACGCCTCTGTCCAGCGCGTCCTGCATCGACGACATGACCTCTCTGACGGCCGCGGCATCAGTGACGCCCGACAACCAAAATCCAGTGCGTCTGGCACGCTCTACATCAGACGCAAATTCATCGTCGGTCATCGGCAACCTGCGAAGGAACCAATCACTGGCCTCCTCGAATCTGGCCGTGCTGTCCTCAGTCTCCCAGACCATCTGACTCCATGTCCTCTGCCAGCGAGTAGCGGCCAGCTAGCTGAGCTAGGACTACAGCTCTACTCATGATTTGTGAAAATTGTGTCTGAGTGGTCTGACTTCCGTAGAGACTACGTAGCCTGTCTCTGAGTGCATCCGGGCTGTCGCTATCCGAGACGACCGCCGCAAGCTGCTCTGCATCGATAGCGTATGCCTGTGCTGCCTCCTGGGATGCCATTTTTTGGAGTCGTTCAATATAGTCGAGCCCGTTATAATAGCCCTCCTGTCCTGGCTCTCTAGCGAGAGTATGTAGCTCAGCATCGTCTGGCGTCTCCTCATCTGGTGGCTGTGGCTGCTCTGGCTCTGGCTCGCGCGCACTCAGCTCGATACCATAGCGCTCTGTTATCTCGTCCAGATTGTTGATATCATAACCAGCGCTCTGTATCTTGCTAATCGCATCGGCCAGCGTAGACAGAGCCGTAGCGTCAGCTTGAAGGTCCTCGCCAGCCTCAGTGACCCAGTGAGTCCATGGCGTCATCTGCTTCGGCGTACCTAGATTGATTGACAATGCAGGCCATAGCAGCTGCCAGCGGTAGCTAGTGGAGATGCGTCGTGCATCGTATCCAGCCAGCCGCTCACTGACTGAGTCGTGGCTGACAGCAGCGGCTCTGGAGCCCTGCCCGGTGACTTCGGTGCCTAGATTTGACCCCTGGTATGCGATGATAATTTTGCGGTCTAGTCGCTCTAGATGTAGTCTGAACGTATCATATGTCTGGGCCTTAGCTTCTAGTAACTCGAGCCCAAATCCCAGCTGGTCGTCCTGCCCGAAGCCTTGTGGCAGCTCTGCTACAGTCTCACTACCTAAGCTCTGTAGCTGCTCCCACATGTCGTCTTTAGCGTCTTGCTCGGCGACTACAGGCACCATGGCTTTGATAATCGGCAGCCCATGCCGCTCATTGTATCGATTCCAATCCCTAAATGTCAGCTGCTTAGCCAGCCAGAGCAGCGCCATGCCACGAATAGTACCTCGACGGTACCCACGAGGCCCCTGCTCGAGCAGCAGCCACTTGCCGTCACCTGGAGTGACCTCCATGAGGCCCTGCTGTGCCGAGTACATGTATCGCTGCCTGGTGTCGTCCCAATAGCAAAATTCCATCGGGAGAGCTCTCACAGCTGGCCGCCACTCGCCAGCCTCAGTGGTCCAATCGATTGTCCCGACAGCTACTCCTAGCTGGTGATATGACCGCAGTAGCTCAGCTTGCTGCTCCTCACTACACCAGTCATACCATCTGTCATCCGCCCAGTCAGCCGCTGCGTCAGATGCAGGCAGTGGCCTCTCGCGATTTCTGCCATCTTCTATGTAGCGCTCAACGACTGGACGCAGTTCAAACTCAGCACTAGCGACTGCTTGCACGCGACGCTCCAGCGACTGCGGCAGCTGGTCGTCTTCGTTCATGACATCCATGAGCAGGGCGCTGGCCTGGAATATCCCCTCCGCATGCTCGATTAGTGCATCACGTATCTGCGAGATAGTCCAGGAGGTCTGTATCCCGGTCGTCCACGCTGTGACGAGAGTGGTCAGATTGTTCCGTCGTATGCTGTCTGCACTCATTGCATAGTACCTTGTATCTCTGCTCGCCAGAGCGAGTGATGCGATAGTCTGTGAACTCGATGGTCTCTCCGATGTATATCACACGCCGGCACGATTTGCACCTGCAGCGCTCCCCTGTCTGGTATACACTATCCGATGGCAAGACGCAGCCCCCTATCCTTTCGCCTAGAAAATACTGTACCCGATGGTATCGCATCGATGGCTGCCATAGCCGAGCCCAGCGCATCCACGTCATCGTCATGCTCCTTGCCAGATCCAGAGAAATCACCTACGATGTCCAGAAATGGCTCGAGCCATGTAGCCGCATCTGGGAAGGAATCGAGCGATGGCACCAGCACACGGCCGTCATTCCAGGCTGCTGCTGCAGCTGTGGCTGAGACCAGCTTATCTCCAGGCGGACGCTTGACACTGATTCTGATGCCAGACTGCACCAAGAACTGAGCGGCCCCTTTCTCGGTCCCGGAGGCCCTCCACAGTACTCGGGCGCTAGGCCTCTGTGAGGTGCGTCGACGTATGATGTCCGCGAACTCAGGGGCCTCACATCTGGCACGGTCTACACGCACGATATAATAGAGTGGCTCCATGTCGTGTCTGTCCTCGCGCAATAGATGCAGCAGCACAGACCAGTCTGCCGATGTTTTGGCGGTATATGCCAAATCGAGCCCGAAGGCCTCTTTATACCGTGACGGCAGAGTCGTGTAGTAGGTCGCGCCGTGGAAGACCTTGCCGCCTCGAGGTCGCGGATGCCCCTGATACAATGCCTGCCAGGTAAAGTCTAGGACGTTTTTCTTCTTAGCTCTTAGTGACTCGACTGGCCACATCGCCGGGAACAATGCATCGCCTGCCTCACGGCCGTTGGGGTCGCCTTGCTCCGCGAATGCAGGCAGATTGAGGCTCTCCCATCCTGCATCGATTAGCTCTCCGGACAGGTCCTGCGGGTGCCATCGTGTAGCCATGACTACGATACTGGCGCCTGGGTGCACGCGTGTCTCGATGGCCTCATGATAGGCTTCACTGACTACCTCGCGACGACGAGCAGAGTCAGCCTCTGTCCTATTTTTGACGTAGTCGTCGATGATGGCCAGGCCGTCGACGGGCTCACCTGTGATGCCACCATCGATGCTCGTAAATAATATCTGTCCTCCACCCGGTAGCGATAGCTGAGACAGTGTGCCGGTCACCTGCACTCCAGCGCGGACGAGCAGCCGCTTGACTTTTTTCGCGACGCTCTTGGCTCGCGTGTCATTGTAGGTCACGTATGCGTGCCGTCTGTCGCCATGGGTGATGGCAAGCCAGACGAGACCATGCAGTGTGCACTCGGTCTTGCCGTGCTGTGGCGGCGCGGAGAATACAACTCTATGTCCACCACCGACTGCAGTGTGCAGGTAGTCTATGTATTTGCCGAAGTGGCCAGGCCGATGCAGCCGAGGCGACAGTCTAGCCATGCACTCATAGATGTCTGAGTAGACATCCGATGCAGGTGCACTGGTGCGTCTCCTCAGGCGCTCGATGCGCTCCTTGTCTCTGCGCATGCGCTCGATTTTGTCGAGGATGCGCATTAGCTGTCACCATCTACGAGCGCCCTGAGCCCGCCAAGCGTCTCGGCTGCTTTGAGCGATTCTGACATCGATGCCTCGCCGAGTAGAGACTGTATGCGACTGATGCTGGCCAGATATGCACGCTCGAGCTCGTCTGATACCGATTTGAGCGCATCTAATTTTATAGAGTCGTAGTAAGGGCGAAGCTCCTCGAACTCACCCTTTCGCCACTTCTGTGACCAGTCGTGGCACGACCGAACCGGCAAGCCTGTCCTCTTAGAGGCCTCGCCGACTGAGGTAACCTCAGCCAGGACTATCATCTGCGCAATATCAGGCAGTGGAGTGCGTGTACCACGTCTCGCCATGACACCATGGTACACCATCCTTTGCTCTGGCGCAATGCGCTGAATTTTGGCGCAAAATGCGCATGGTTGGGTCGCTGTATCAACCCCAGCGCGGGTTTTATTTGTGTCCTCTGTGAGCGCAGGGTTACCAATCGTCGTGGTGTCCACCTCCACGCAGGTTTTGTTTGCCCTGCTAACCTGTGCGGGCCTCTCCTTTGCGTCTAATCATGATAGCAGCTCCAGCATCTCTGTCACGCACTAATCCGCATTTTTCACAGCAGATTTCTACGTCACTGGTCGGCCCAGAGACATGCCCGCAACTAGGGCACTCGCGTGATGTGTTGCGTGGGTCTATCTCTACCACGGTTGCGCCGTACTGCTTGGCCAGCATCTCTTTGAATTTGTATGCCGCCACTATGTCACGCGCCTGTCTAGACTTGCGTGCCATCTGGTCGTCCGTCTGCTTGTCTTTCATCTTCTGAGCCACGATTTTCTCTACATAGAACGTCTCGTACCTAGCTCGCAGCCGCCTAGCCTCTTGCAGGTATATCTCCTTACGTTTATTTCTGATTCGCCTTTTTTTCTTGGCTATCCGACCGCAAATCTTATTGTGCCAGGCCAGCCACGCGGCCTCATCGGTAGTGAGCTCGTCACTCGGTGTGCGCTCCAGGTGTGACTGATACGTGTGCCGATTACGTGCTCTCAGGCCTAGCGCAGACTTACGCGCTACATACAGCTCATCGGCTCGTGACTGCTCAGCCTGTGCTGCTTCGTTTGCTTTCATGAGCTCGGCAGGCAGCACTATGTTGTCAGCGAACCCGTCGCTACCATCTAATGTCCAGGCACGGATAGAGCCGTCTAGCATCCGCCTATGGCCCCAGTCCATCCCCACAGCTCCATCTGGGCTGCGGGCAGTAGTGGGCCAGTCTGCATCTATGGTGACGGATATGCTGTAGCGCCACTTACCGGCCACTCGCTCACGAGTCAGCTTGACTTCCAAGACGTCATGCTCATCAGGTACTCGCAAATCGCCAATTTTCATGCGGATTTTTACTTTTCCATTCTCCCTGCCGATCGGTAGAGTCAAGCACCAATATCGACCATCCACAGATATATTGCCGGAGCCTACATGCCGTATACTTCCGACACCTTGCCACACTAGTGACTGCCTATCCGACCATCGTGGTCTCCTTATCTTTGCAGGCTTGCCAGCAGAACGGTCACGCATGACGTAAGACCTTGCTTGCTTAGCGGAATCGAGCGCAGCGCTATATGACCCACGGTGACATCTGGACTCCCTATATACAAGCAAATTATTCACCCTGCGTCTATCGCTAGACGCTGATGCCTGCCTCGCCAAAAATGACTCGTCGGACTCACCGGCCTTTCGCCTGACTTTCTTTGGAGATAAGCCTAGCGCTATCACCTCATCGTCTGGGATGACATCTCGGTCCCATGACTTAGCGGCTTTCCATTCCGGCATCGAGTCCCGCTGTTTCTTGAGCTCCAATCTCCTTTCTCCTAGCTTGGCAAGCAGCTCTGGGTGATGCCCTAGCTCTCTCTTAGTCGACCTGCTGGCCCTGCGCTTGCGACGATGAAGCCGGCTCATGATGCTAGACACCCGAGCCAGCTCTGGCATCACTGCGTCTATCACAGCTTGGTGAGCATCTTCGAAGTCCAGTAGCCTATGATAGGTCCACCTAGCGTTTCGGAACTCCTGGTCCAGGCTGTCATCATAATCAACGATGCGAGCCGGCCGATTGTATGCTTTGATACTCATTGCTTCCCCATCACTTTGTCGCAATGGCTACACACCCAGTAGACACCACCGGTGTCATTGAGTGCCATGACTGCCCACACTGGGGCCCATAGGCCGCACAGGAATACAGTCGCTAGCAGATGCAGAACGTGATTGACGCCAGGTCTAGTCATAGAGTATGGGGTCGTCTGAGCGCCACAGTGCTGGCATGTACGTGTCGGTAATTGTGTCATTTTTTCTTCCTTTTTTTCTGATGCTCTCATAGATGCATCGGCATAATCATCTCTATGTGTCCGCCGCCTTCAATGACGACTTGCCCCCTGCTGTCGTTCGGGAGGTCCAGGCTTATAATCCCACTGTCGTCCGGCTCGCTAGCTAGCAGTGCCGACCGGAGATAACGCAGGTCTAGGCATACGCCTACGCCTCCACGCGTATCGCTATCAGTGACAGCGACTGACGCTGATGCCTCACCAGCATCTGAGCTGTGAGATATCACGACTCTGTCAGAATCAGCGTGTAGTATCGCTGCACTACTGATAACAGACACGCTGTCGATGATGTCGACTAGCGCGTCCCTATCTACAGATACGTAGCGCTCATTAGACGACATATCCATGTGCTGACGCCACTGAGGGAATCCAGCCATCTGCTGCCTCACTAGCAGCTGGTCATCTCCTGACACCCACACGTCGCCACGGAGCACCGGATCGTGCATCTGCGCTAGAAGACGCATAGCTGGAGCAGGTACTGCATGTATGCGTCTAGACTCAGTCTGGTGCCCATGGATAGACATGCGGTGACCATCAGTCGCGACGGCAGTGATGCCATCAGGCCCGAGCTCCAGCTGGATCTGACACAGCTGTGGTCTACTGCTGTCTCTGCCCATAGCGTGGCTCACACGCGCCACGGCATTTTTGCAATGTATAGTTTCTCCGTCTGCTTGGAATGGCGCTGGAACGTCTACCTGTGCGGCTAATAGCCTGTACCGAGCCCTACCGCCGAGCAGACGCCCATCTTTGCTGAGCTCCACCTCGTCATCATCGAGACGGCTGACAGCCGCTAGCATAGTGCGGCCATCCGTACGCAGTGCAGGCCCAGAGTAGCCTGGCACCAGTCCTATGTACTCTGCCTCTGGGCACATGGCATAAACTCCATCCGCGATAGTCACGTCACGGCTCAGTGTCGTAGCCATGCGCAGTGCGCGCATTAATCGTAGTCTGTTCATCACTCATCACCTCTGATTTCAAAAACTTCCTCTGCTGTGCCCTCAAGCAGCGCCAGATTTATGCGTCTAGCAAGTTGCCTGCTAGACCTTAATGTAGGGTCGCCCTTGGCAATGTACGATAACAACTCACCATCATTACCAGAAAAACACCCGCAGGAGTGTTGCACTCGTCCGTCATCGTGCATGAGTGTGCGGAGTGTCCGACCGCACTCGCCGTGCTCTGGCCAGGAGATCGATGCGCCGCGCCACCAGCCATTCCGGCTGCGCCAGTCGCCGCCGTGCCAGTCACCTGAGCGCCAGTAGCCGCTGTGCCACTCGCCGCCGTACCAGGCCCCTGAGCGCCAGGTGCCGTCATACCAGTCGCCGCCGTGCCATTCGCCACCGCGCCAGGTGCCGGCGCGCCACTCACCGGCATGCCAAATTCCGGCATGCCATATGCCGGCATGCCATATGCCGACGTACCATGTCCCTCCGCTCCATTCTCCACCGCGCCATATGCCGGAGCGCCAGTTGCCGCCGCGCCAGACTCCGGAGCGCCAGTTGCCAGACAGCCACTCACCTGAGCTCCAGGTACCGCCTAGCCAATGCCCGTCTAGCCACATGACATTACCCCCGTAATCTATGCGGACATCGCACCATTCTATGTCTGCATCGCATAGCCATTGCGGCCAGTCAGATGGCTTCGCGTCGCCTTTTTTGTATATCATTGGTCAGTATCCTCAGTCAGTATTCGGATGCGCCATTTGAGCCCATACTCCGTGGTGCCCCAAACATCAATGAACCCTAATTCAGGCACTGCTACCCAATCATCTGCTACTTCACAAAGGTCATCGATGTCTATGTATATCGCCCGTATTGTGATGGTAATTTGATTACTGGCCGATTGGTCTATCGCTGTTGTCATATAAAAACTTCCTCTGCTGTACCATCGAGCAATGCTAGATTTACACGTCTAGCCAGCAGACGACTAGCCTTTAATGCAGGGTCTCCTTCATCAATGTACGCTAACAGCTCAGCGTCATCACCGTCAAAACACTCACAAGTGTGCTGCACTCGTCCGTCATCGTGCATGAGCGTGCGGA